CAGCTTGCGCCAGTCTGACAGGTTCATGCTCGGGTTGCTAGATTGCAGGTATCCAGCTTCCTTGTGGGCGGTCAGTGCATCTTGCATTTCCTTGAACGACTGGCGCGGCAGCTTCCGGTAATCAGGGTGTGCGAACTCATGCGGCTCAATTCGTTGACGCAGCACATCCCACTTGCGCCACTGTTCCGGGAACAGTTCAATGTCGGGGTTGGCTCCACGGGACTCGTCAACGTAGTCAACCACCCGGCTGTAGAACGGATTGAACTCCGAGAAGCTCTTCGGCTCATAGGCGAGCTTTTCTGGCGTGGCCACATCCGGAATTCGGTTCAGCTCCCCAGATTTCAGGCGGTACAGCCGCGAAGTATCGGTGCCGCCAACGATAGCAATGGCCGCATCGCGCACATCTTTCTCCGGCTTGCTCAGGATTGCCGCCGCAGTGGGTTTGGTCTTAAGCAGCCCGGCCATGCGCTCTCTGAATGCTTCCCCGACAATCGGGTCTTGCAACAGTCTGGGGTAGGCGTCTCTGATCATGTGCAGATCAACGGCAGAGGTGTTGGCCTTCTCCAGATCCAGCCACGGCGTACCAAGGGATGCCGTCTTCGGGCCAAGACCCGGCGCTTGGTTCATCACCCTCAAGGTGACATCTCGCATGGTCTCGCCGGGAGCCATCTGGAACATTGACGGCTTTTCCTTGATTAGCTTGGCCAGCATGGCTTGACTTGATAAATCTGCCGTGCCCAGCACGCCCATGCCGCCAGACCCAGCCTGACCTACGCCCAGTTGAGCGGCAGCGGTTCGGTTCAATCCTTCCTCGCCAACCCTGCCGGCCAGAGCAGACAACTCTTCAGGCGTGCGAAGGCGGGCACGCTGGGCGAGGAACTCGTTTGGCGTCAACGGCGCGTTCGGCGAGAGCAACGCGAAGTTCAGTCGGTTGAATACATCGACCTCGTCCGGAGACTCTATCTTGTGGGTGCGGATGAACTTCTTCATTAACTCGGTGTGAACATCTTGCGGCAGAGCAGCCGGGTTGAAGTTGTTCGCCTTCATCCAAAACATATCGGGGATCGTGAAGGTGCCTTTCAGCCCACCGGGGATCATTGCTTCGCGGCGCGTTGTCAGGTCACTGATGCCCAAGGACTCCGGCGTTGTGACGGTCATGTTGACGCCATGCCTCGCGCCCCAGTCAGCCCATTCTTGCTCGGAAGCATTCGGGCCGGGAGTTGTTGGCGGCTCTGCTCGATACATCTGGCGAGCCTCCAGCGCCTTGTTCACAGCGCCCTTTGGCACCACATTGGCGATCTTGTAAGCCGGCGAGTTGAGCAGTGACCGAGCGATGTCTTCTTCACCTGCGGTCGCAGCACTCAGATCAGCCTTCGTTCTCGGGATGCCGCTGCGTTCAGCTTTGGCACGAACAGAGTCAATTGCTTTTTGGCGATCTTGCCCCTTGAGGCTTTTGAATGCTTGCGTCTTTTGCAACGCTTCCTCGGCCCTGTCTGCGGCAGATCTCATGGCGGACGGAGATGCCACGCCGACCTTGGGCGCCGCCCTCAAATCGGTAATGACATCAACAACTTTTTTAGCACCCTTGCCGACATTGATCAGACTTTTGATTCCGCCGTCAGACATGCGCTCCACTTTGCCGCCGATAGCCTTGTCCCACGCCGCCATCTGCATCGCATCGCGAGACACAGTGCCGCCTTTGGCAAAAGGGCTTACCGGCGTCGGGTTATACAGAATGGCCATTCCAAGATCCGGGTTGACCATTCCTGAATAGCCATACTCTTTGATCATCCGCTCAACGTCAGCCTCTGCTTGCGGAGCGCGAACGATTCCACGATTGACTTGGCTAGTCCACGGCACGCGATTAGCCTCAATTGCCAAAGGGTTGAACGACAAGGGATCGGTCGATAAATTATAAAGACCGCTACCCATCGTTCCGTAACGATGCGAGCCAAGCCCTTTCTCCGGCCTGACTAATGCCGGGTCGCCCGTGTAGGCATATGCGCGTTCCATCACCGGATTTTCAGCACTGCGCAACCGAGACATCTCTGCGCCCTTGATGCCTGTCCCATATTTTTTTGGGTCAAGGAAAGTCAGATCAGGACGATGACTGAAGTGAGTCAGCATCTCGGATGAGGTTGTCCCCGGCTCCGGGACAATCAACGGGCTAACCCAGCTTGGCATTCCGCCCGTGTAACTGGTCTCCAGAAACTCTGGCGGCAGCAGCACGCTCTTCTGAGGCGCAAACTGAAAGCCTTGCCACGCATCTTTTAAATCGTTTTCTATCTCATGGACCTCCGCGCCATCTCCGCGTCTTGCTGCCTCGTATTTCGCTTCGTTGAGTCGATTGATCCGTTGCTTGAGCTGCGCATTGATCGGCGTGTAGTTCACAAATGAATTCTGGCCCCTCGTCTCCCCAGCCATCGCCATTCGCGCAAGAGGGGAGAACATCTGCGAGTGAGCGCCATAGGCAATCTCCTCTCCCTTCGGGCCGAAGGGATTGCCGTGAACCGCATGACCATAGAAGTCATGCACGGCACGAAACATCTCGTTCGTGTTCAAGCCGGTCTCAGGGTCAATCACGTTCAAGAAGTCGTGCGGATCTCCTCCTTGATAGACGTACATATGACGATTGCCATAGATGTCACGCAACAACTCTCCACTGTTTTGATAGTTACCTTCACCTTGCTTGTGATACGACATCCTAACCGGCAGCTTGTGAAACTGATCGGCAGTTTCCTTGGCTAATTGGCGGTAAGCCGCCTCCATCAACTGATCGTAATTTTGAGCGCCAGTTGACTGGACCAGCTTTGGATACTTTCTGCCATACGCCTCGAAGACCGCCTGCTTGTAGGCGTTGTTATCGCTTGCTGCCAATTGGAAAACCCGGCCGATGGCAGACTGCTTGGCCAAGCTCGACTCGGGCATCTCGGGCAAACCGTACCCTTTCCCCGAAACGCCTTGAGTGTATGCGTTGGCAGTCTGAGAGACAAAATTGCTTGGATCTCTAATCAGTAGTCCAATTTCCTCGTCCGATATTGGTTGCGGAACATTGCCTCCACCTGATCCTGCGGCAATGTCGGACGGCCGTACTTGCTCTCGTATCCCGAAATTCGTTGATCCAGCCTCTTGAGCAATTCTTGGATTGACTCGGTAGAACGGGCCTTCTTGTTTTGTTTCATAGCGTCCTTTGCCTCCTGTTTCTTTCACAAATGCTGGCCGAACCGGAGCCAGAGCCTTACCCAATGCGCCTTCGCCGGTCATCATGGCCTCGTCAATGCGACGGCCAGCTTCCTTGCCCACCGCCTTGGCTCCACGGCCAACGGCCTTGACCATCCCCGGAACAGCCATGATGGCTTGCGGGATAGCGGCGTATTGACCGGCTTCCATGCCGGCCTCCATCGTGTCAGCGTAATCAGACAAGCCGGGGATGTTGCGTGCAGCATTGGCCGCATGCTTGATTGCGTTTTCAGTGCTTGGATAGAACTGGTTCTCGGTGATTGCATCAGGCAAGACCAACGACGCAAGATCTGGTATGCCCAATGGAATCTGAGCAAGGTAACCAAGCGGAGCGGCTGCCGAGCCTGCCGCAATGTCCTTAACCATCTGCTGCCGCGCTGCCTGCTGGTTGGCCAGCATCTCGCGGTAGTCTTTTTCGAACTGGGATACCTTCGTGGCGCGAGGGCGCAGCATTGCTGCCGGAGCGCCAAGTGCTTTGAACTCGTCAATGAGTTTGCGATTCTTGTCAGGCACGAGCGCGCCTCCTAAACGGCATACGGGTTCACCCGCTTCTTGCGAGTGTACAGATCGTCATCGTCGTCATCATACTCACGCTCGGGGTCAATATCAAGCCAGCCAGCATCACGCAGGTATCGCAATGCCTGTGTGCAGGCATCGACATAGTCGTCGTGCGTTGACTCGGGGAACGAACAGATCTGACTGATGGCGCCCTCCGCCCAGTCACGGACATAGCCTTTCTTTGTACTGGACTCGGGCACCCATACGCGCCCGGCTGCGATCACATTCGAGACGATGTTCAGGCGCTGTGTTTTATCGGCCTTGCCGGGGTTGTATGCACGCACAGGCAGGTGGGCGCGCTGCAGGTCTTGGATCAGGCTGATGCCGGCGCTCTTGTCTTCCACGAGGATCAAGTCAACGCGCTTGCCCTCCTTGCCCTCGCCGTAGCTGATCTTGTACTCCTCAATGACCTTGGGTCGCAGGTCGGGGTATTGCAGCTTCTCCTGCCAGCAATCGATGATGAGGGCGGACATTGGCCCATCGGTTGGCTTGAACACGCCGAAAGTGATGCACGCCGTCGGGTCTGAGTGCGTCCGGTCGGTCGCGGCGCAGTCATAGGATTGCAGGATGTACTCGAACTTCGGAAGAGCTTTGCCGGCTGGCCAGAGCTTGAAATGCTCGCGCTTGACGATGCCGCCGTCTTCGGGGTCGATGATCTCGGCGTAGATCTCCTGCCGCCCGATCTTCGTGCCCTCGTATGAGAGGATCTGCTTCTTGAAGTTCTCCGACAGGTTGTCTATGTTGGCGTAGGTCGAGGCGGTGGTGACCACCACATCGTCGCCTTCGCGGCCGATCAGATCGATGATCAAGTCCTTGGGCCGCGGGGTGGTGGTGCAGATGATGTGGGTCTTCTTGCCCAGTCGCACACCAAACTGAATCTGATCCCATGCTTCCTGCAGGTAGTCCCAAGCCGCAAGTTCATCCAGCCATGCCCCGTGAAACTGCGGCCCTCGGAAGCGTTCAGGCTCGGACGCCGGGATGCCCTTGATCAGCGAGCCGTTGATCAGCTTCAGCTCATGCAGCGCCTTGTTGTAATCCTCAACCAGCGGCGGCGGGATCACGGACAGCAGGCCAGAATCGCCCTCGAAGCATGTTGAGCGCACATCGCTTGAGGTTGGCGCTCCCACCAGCCAGCGGGTGCCCGGCTGCTTCCATGCCCACCAAATGATCTGCTCGGCCGCGGTCCGGGTC